GACTCGCCACTGGTGCGGCGACCGCGACCAGGGCGACGTGTGGCACTTCAACAAGCCGCAGAAGAACGACCTGCACCCGACGATGAAGCCGGTCGAACTGGTCGAGCGTGCGATCCGCAACTCCAGCCGCTCGGGCGACGTGGTGCTCGACCCCTTCGGCGGCTCGGGCACGACGCTGATCGCCGCCGAGAAGTCGGGGCGCGTGGCGCGGCTGATCGAGCTCGATCCGAAGTACGTGGATGTGATCGTGCGGCGATGGCAAAATTTCAGTGGGCGACGAGCTACCCGCTTGTCGGATGGCGGGGCGTTCGATAGGCTCCCCTCAAATTCGGGCTCGACTCTGGAGGGCGGACAGTGGCAGAGATAGACAGCCCTGCGGAAACGCGTCGCGCCCTTGTGTCTGCTGGGCCAAGTTTGCGAGATGGTTTTCCACCTCCATCGCCGAATATGTCATGAGCGCAAATTACTGGTACCGTCTACACTTCAAGCTTCGCTTGTACGAGGCAGACGGCCAGTTGTTCCAGCGGCTGGTATCAGACATTTTGCATGCCCGCTTCCCCGGCTTCGTGGCAGTGGCGCCTGCGGGCGCACTGGGCGATGGCGGCAACGATGGCTTTGTGCCGCAGGAAGGGTGTTATTTCCAGGTGTATGGCCCGCAGGCCGGTACATCCCTGCGACCTGCCGCCATAGTGCGCAAGGCGAAAGAGGACTTTGCCAAGCTGCGCCGGAACTTCCCAGGCGTCCAACGCTATAGCTTCGTCTGCAATGATCGCTATCAGGGCGTGCCGAGGGACGTGCTCGACGCGCTGGCCGAGATGCAGGAGCAGACCGGCCTTCCATGCAACCTCGTCGCCAGCCGCGATCTGGCCGACTGGTTCATGGCGCTGCCCGAGGATCGGCGTGCCGAGATCGTAGCCGGCGTACCGACGGTGTTGCCGACGTGGATCGACTCGCGCGCCGTTGGGGAAGTGTTGGCGCATCTAGCGGGCACCGACGCCGGTTGGGGCGCGACCAAGGACCGCGCGCCGGATTTCGATGCCAAAATCCGTTTCAACGGGCTGGATGGTTTGGCGGCCGACCGGCTGCGCATTCTGTCCTACCAAACTGGCCTCATCGACGAGTTCCTCGCGCCTCGCGGTGCTCACCTCGCGCAAGCGATCGCGGAAGAACTTCGGCAGCTCTACCGGCAAAGTCTGGAGGGGGTGCCAGACCACGAGGAGGATGCGCCTGCGGTGCGCTACGTCTGGATGGCCGAGAGACTTATCCCGGAAGCGGCTTGCGCCCATCCGCACACGCTAAAGGCCTACCGCGAGGCCGCGGCGGTGGTGCTGGCTAAGTATTTCGAGACCTGCGACATCTATGAAGAACCTGGAGCTGGCCGTCGCCCCGCATGAGCATGTGCGCTTTGCCGACAGCCTGGTGGGGTTGGCGGGCTACGTGCGCACACTACTGGCCGGTGGTGCGCGCACGCTGGACGAGCTCTACGCGGCCCTGTCGCGCAAGGATAGCCCTTGGCCCACGCGGCCGTCATTCGAGCAGGTGGCGCTGGCCGCGACCCTGTTGTTTGCCATCGGCGTAGCGCAGTGCGCACAGGAAGATCGCATCGAGGCCGCGCCATGCGCCTGATTGCCCTGACCTGCGACCAACCATCGTTCAAGCCGCTCGAATTCCGGCCGCATGGGGTATCGGTGATCGTCGGCGATGCTGCCGAACGCGAAGGCAGTGCCAACGGCGTCGGCAAGACACTGGCGTTGACGCTGGTACACCATTGCCTTGGGGCGCAGGCCCAGCGGCTGTTGGCCGATGGCGTGGGGCGTTGGCGTTTTGCCCTACAGTTCGAGCAGGCGGGTCAGGTGCATCGCATCGAGCGCAACGGTGATGGTTCGGACATCCAACTTGATGATCGCGCCATCAGCCTGGCTGCGCTGCGCGACTGGCTCGATCGGCACGGGCCTTTCGTCCTGCCCGAAGATCGTGCAGGCCTAAGTTTCCGGGCGTTATACGGACGCTTTGCACGCCGTAGCCGGGGTGACCGGCTCGATCCGATGCGCCTGGAGAGGGAGCAACCTCACGAGGCGCTGCTGCGTACACTGTATCTGCTCGGTGTCGATATCAGCTTGGTGCAGCGCAAGATCGTGCTGCGCGAGCAGTGGCTTCAGATCGATGCCGCCCGCAAGCTGCTCCGGCAGAGCGATGGCCGGCTGCACGAACTGCTCCGCACCGGGATGGACGCGCAGGCGCAGACGGCGGATCTGACCGATCGCATCGCCGCCCTTCGCCGACGACTTGACGCTATGCAAGTGGCCGAGGATTACGAGCAGGTGCGTCAAGAGGCCGACGCACTGACGCGGGACGTGCGCGCGCGCGAGTCGCGCCTGGCGCAGATCGATTTTCAACTGGGAGGCATCGAGCGTTCCTTGCAGATGCGCCCAGACGTCGAGCGCGAGGCGTTGTTAGGGTTCTACCGCGGGCTGGAAAGAGTTTTCAAGGCGGAGGCGCTGGCCCACTTCGAGGCTGTGGAGCGCTTCCACCGCTCGCTAGCCGAACAACGGCGCGCGCGCCTGACCCGCGATCGGCTGACGCTGCTCGCAGAGCGGGAGCACATCGAGAGCGAGCGTGCCGAGCTGGCGCGCCAGCGCGACGCGCGCTTGGCGTTTCTCGGGCAGCATCATGCGCTGGACGATTACCTGGCGGTGGCACAGGAGCTGGCGCGCATGGAATCCGATCTGGCTCTACTGCGGCAGTACCGCGGCGCTATGCAGGAGTGGCAGGCTGAGGAGCTGCACCTGCGCGAGGCGCTTACGCAGGACGACGTGCGTGCCGGCGACTATGCAGCCAGCCAGCCCTTGGCAGGGACTGACCGGCGCTTTCGTGCGCTGGTGCATGCTCTGTATCCGCACGAAGCTGCCGGTATCGTGCTCAACAACAACACCGGACGTAACAAGCTGCGCTACGACCTTAAGGTGCAGGTCCAGGGCCAGGGGTCGGATGGCATCAATGCTGTGCGAGTCATGGCCTTTGACTGGCTCGTCTTTCGCCACGGCGCGCATCACACGATGCGCCACCTCTGGCACGACAATGGCTTGTTCGACCCAGTGGACCCCAACCAACGTGCGGCCTGGCTGCGTTTGACCCGGAGCGAGCTGGCTGGCTCGGACATGCAGTACATCGTCTCTATCAACACCGAGAACTTCACCTCCACCCGAGCGCTGCTCGAGCTCGATGAGGCCCGTGCGCTTGATGATGCGGTGATTGCACGATTGCAAGGCGACGATGACCGACACAAGTTGCTGGGGGTGCGCATCGGAGCGGCGGTGGCGGGGGCGTCATGACCTCCCGGCCAGAGGTATACAGCCGCGTTCGATTTCCTCAGGTGATGACGTCTTCCTCGACCATGCCGCAGTGAATCACGAAGCCCGTGAGGTACGGCAGACCGCGCGGGATGCCGTAGTCGCGGCTGATCCGGCGGCCGATGGTCCAGCCCATCCATCGGCGGGTGGCGGCGTCGATCGCCTGCGCGATCGAGTTGGTACCGTGCAAGTGGTTGAGGACTTCGTCTCCGAAGTGCCGGCCATGCCGGCTGTCGAGGAAGGCGCGCACGGACTCGACGGGCTGGCCGGTGGCGTCCGAGATCGCGGTCATCGCGATCGGCCAGGCCTCGCGGGCGTGCGCGCCCATCGTGCCGAAGAAGCCCCAGGCTTCGTTGCAGGTGGCGGGGATCTGGCGGGTGGTGGTCATCATGCTCTCCTGTCGGGGGATCGTGGCGACACCCGTATGAACGCGCTGTTCAACAGGTAAGCCAAGCGTCTTCCGCGTCGTTTTGCAGGGGCGGCGGAGGGCGCCGCCCCGCCGTCGCTCACGCGAGCCGGTAGATGCGCTCGCCGCCCGATACCTTCTCGGAGACGATCGTCAGGCCCAGCTTCTTCTTCAGCGCCCCGGCCAAGGTGCCGCGCACCGTGTGGGGCTGCCAGCCGGTGGCCTCGACGATCTGGCGAATGGTGGCGCCCTCGGGACGGCGCAGCATCGCGATGACCCGGGCCTGCTTGCTGTTCTGCCGGGTGCTGCGCACCCTCTCGGCTTCGCCTCGCGAAACTTCGCTGCGCTCGTTTTCTCGGGTGCGGGGCTGGGCCGGGGCCTGCGCGGCCGCCTGTTGCTCGGCCCACTGCGCCTCGGCGGCCGTCACCGCCGCCTCGATCTCCGGGTCCGCCTCCGGCGGCGCGGGTTCGGCGGTGGGACGGGGGCGGTTCATCGCCTCAAAAACCTCGGGGGCGACGACCCAGCCGTCTCCTTGGCGGGCGATCAGGGCGCGGTTGGCGAGGCCTTCCAGCACCTTCTGGCGCGCGCCGCCTTTGATGTGGTCGGGGAACCATTCGATCCTGCCGCCGGTGTGTTCGAGGGCATAGGCCAGGATCGCGTGCTGGGTCGGGGTCAGTGGGGTGGTGCCCATGGGCTGCTCCTTCGCGGTGGTTGATTGGGTGAGGTGATGAACGCGCTGTTCCAGGAAGAAGCCAAGCGTCCTTTGCAAGAAAGCTGAAATCCCCATGGGCCTTTCGATCCGCGCCTACGCGCGCCACCGGGGCGTGTCGCACGTGGCGGTCAAGAAGGCGATCGACACCGGGCGCATCACGCCCCTGCCCGACGGCACCCTCGACCCCGAACAAGCCGATGCGCAGTGGGCGAAGAACACCGTCCATCCGCGCACCGCCGCCCCTCCGAAGTCCTCGCCCCGTGCCCGCGCGCCCGAGGAGGGCGCCGCGAGCCTGTCCGCGGGGCTGGGCACGGGCGGGGCCACCTTGCTGCAGGCGCGCACCGTCAACGAGGTGCTCAAGGCCAAGATCCGGCAGGTGGAGCTGGCCGAGAAGAAGGACGAACTCGTCGACCGGGCGCGGGCGATCGCCCACGTCTTCAAGCTCGCGCGCGCCGAGCGCGATGCGTGGCTGAACTGGCCGGGCCGCGCCGCGCCGATGCTGGCCGCCCGGTTCGGCCTCGACGAGCACGCGCTGCACGTGGCGCTCGACGCCGCGGTACGCGAGCACCTGGCCGAACTCGGCGAGATCGCCCCGAGGATCGACGCATGAGCACCGCCTACGATGGCGCGGCCGAGATCGAACGCGCCTGGCGCGAGGGCCTCACGCCCGACCCGCTGCTGACCGTCTCCGCGTGGGCGGATCGCTATCGGCTCCTCTCGACCAAGGAGTCGGCCGAGCCGGGGCGCTGGCGCACCGCGCGCACGCCGTACCTGCGCGAGATCATGGACTGCCTCTCGCCCACCTCGCCCATCGAGCGGGTGGTGTTCATGAAGGGCGCCCAGGTGGGTGGCACGGAACTCGGCCTGAACTGGGTCGGCTACGCGATCCACCACGCGCCGGGGCCGATGATGATCGTCTGGCCCACCACCGAGATGGCGCAGCGCAACTCCAAGCACCACATCGACCCCTTGGTCGAGGAGTCGCCGGTGCTGCGCGAGATCATCGCGCCGGCACGAAGCCGCGACTCGGGCAACACCGTGCTGATGAAGGAATTTCGCGGCGGGGTGCTGGTGATGACCGGGGCCAACTCGGCCGTGGGCCTGCGCTCGATGCCGGTGCGCTACCTGTTCCTCGACGAGGTGGACGCCTACCCGCTGGACGTCGATGGCGAGGGCGATGCGATCATTCTCTCCGAAGCCCGCACGCGGACGTTTGCCCGGCGCAAGATCCTGCTGGTCTCCACCCCGACCATCGCCGGGGCCTCGATCATCGAGCGCGAGTACGAGGCGTCCGATCAGCGCCGCTACTTCGTGCCCTGCCCGCACTGCGCGCACCGGCAGTGGCTGCGCTTCGAGCAGCTGCGCTGGGAGCCGGGGCGGCCGCAAGACGCGGCCTACGTGTGCGAGGCCTGCGAGGAGCCCATCGCCGAGCACCACAAGCCGCGCATGCTCGAACTCGGCCAGTGGCAGGCGCAGGCCGAGAGCCGCACCGCGGGCTTCCACCTGTCCTCGCTCTACAGCCCCTGGCGGCGCTGGCGCGAGATCGCGGAGTCCTGGGAGAAGGCCACCCGCGCCGAAGGCCGGTCGGTGGCGATGATCAAGACCTTCAAGAACAACGAGCTCGGCGAAACCTGGGTCGAGGAGGGCGAGGCGCCGGACTGGCAGCGCCTGCTGGAGCGGCGCGAGGAGTACCCGATCGGCACCGTCCCCGCCGGAGGGCTCTTGCTCACCGCCGGCGCCGACGTGCAAAAGGACCGCATCGAGGTGTCGGTGTGGGCCTTCGGGCGCGGCAAGGAATGCTGGCTCGTCGAGCACCGGGTGCTGATGGGGGACACGGCGCGCGAAGCGGTCTGGCAGCGGCTGGCCGACCTGCTCGCCGAGACCTGGACGCACGAGGGCGGCGCGCAGCTGCCGCTGGCCCGCCTGGCGATCGACACGGGCTTTGCGACGCAGGAGGCCTACGCCTTCGTGCGCCGGGTGCGCGACGGCCGGGTGATGGCGGTCAAGGGCGCGCCCAAAGGGGTGGCGCTGATCGGCACCCCCACCGCGGTCGACGTGACCCAGGGCGGCAAGCGGCTGCGCCGGGGCGTGAAGGTGTTCTCGGTGGCGGTGGGCATCGCCAAGCGCGAGCTCTACGACCACCTGCGCCTCGCCCCCGACGTGGCCGATGACGGCGTGAGGCCGGCCTACCCCGCCGGCTACGTGCACCTGCCGAAGATCGACGCCGAGTTCCTGCAGCAACTGTGCGCCGAGCAGCTCGTCACCCGGCGTGATCGCCACGGCTTTGCGGTGCGCGAGTGGCAGAAGATGCGCGAGCGCAACGAAGCCCTCGACTGCTACGTCTACGCCCGCGCCGCGGCCAGTGCCGCGGGGCTGGATCGTTTCGAGGAACGCCACTGGCGCGAACTGGAGCGGCAACTGGGGCTGCCGCCGCCTGGCGAGTCCATGCCGTCGAACGAAATGCCCATCGAACGACCTCCCGAGGCCACCCATCGAGGTGGCATCGAGGTTTCTGCAACCCGCCACCCCGGCCGGCGTGTCATCCGCAGCCCCTGGCTGCGCTGATCCCCGCCGGCCGTCCCGAACCCCGAAGGAGAACCCATGTCCCTGGCCACCCGCATCGAGAGCCTCGTCCTCCGCGTCGCGCAGGAGTTCAACGACGTCCGCGCGAAGGCCGGGAATCTCGCCAACCTCACCACCACCGACAAGTCGAGCCTGGTGGCGGCCATCAACGAGCTGAAGGCCGCGGTGGTGGCATCCAACGCGATCGACGACACCCAGGTCGCCACCACCAGCACCTACTCGTCGAGCAAGATCGTCACGCTGCTCGACACGCTCAAGGCCGAGATCCTGGGCGGGGCCGATGCCGCCTACGACACGCTGCTGGAGATCCAGCAGTTGCTGCAGGACGGCACCAGCGGCCTGGACGCCTTGCTCACTGCGGTGAACCACCGCGTGCGCTTCGACGCCGCGCAGTCCCTGACGGCTACCGAGCAGGCCCAGGCGCGCAGCAACATCGGCGCCGTGGCCGCCGCCGAGGTGGGCGACACCGACACCGACTTCGTCGCGATCTTCGAAGGGGCCCTGGTCTGATGAGCCTGGCCTCGCGCATCGGCGCCTTGGCCAGCCGCATCGGCCTGGAGGTCAAGACCAAGATCGATGCCAGCCATCCGGGGCTGGCCCGTGCCTGGGTGTGCTTTGGCCATGTCGGCAACCAGATCGTCGTGCGCGCCGCGCACAACGTCGCCTCGGTCACGCGGCTCGGCCCAGGGCGCTACCGCGTGAGCTTCGCCAGCCCGCTGCCGGACGCGAACTACTGCTGGGTGGGCGTCGCCCGCAGCAACACCAACACGGGCACGCAGCGGCTGCTGATCGTGCGCTCGACCGCCGACGAGAAAACGCCGATGCACGTCGATGTGGGCTGCGCGACCACCGCGGCGTCCTTCGCCGACTCCCCCGAGATCGACCTCGTGGTCTACCGCTGATGGCCTACACCCAAGCCGACCTCGAGG